GAAAAGGTGAGCGTGTTATGCGTCCAAATTTTGGATGTATCGTTTGGGATTTATTAATGAATCCAGAAGATGCATTTACTGAAGACGAAATCAAAGATGATATAATAAGAATTGTAGAAAAAGAATCAAGGGTTGATTTGATTAATGTTTCTGTATTTTCATATGCTCACACAGTGAGAGCAGAAGTTGAATTACGATATGTTATACTAAACAGCGAAGACACCCTATACTTAGAATTCAAAGACGAACAGCAGGTATAATACATGGCACTAGTAAACAGACAAAATAACTTATTCGCTGCAGAAGATTGGAAAGTTGCGTATAAGGCATTCAGCGAAGTAAATTTCCAAGCATATGACTTTGATACTATTAGAGAAGCTCTAGTAGAATATGTTCGTGTAAACTATCCAGAAACTTTTAACGATTATACTGAAAGTTCAGAATTTATTGCTATTATAGAATTGTTAGCATATCTTTCACAGACGCTAACATTTAGAATGGATTTGAACAGCAGAGAAAACTTTTTAGAAACTGCTGAAAGAAGAGACTCGGTATTTAAACTTGCAAGACAGTTAGGCTACAACCCACGTAGAAATATTCCAGCAAGTGGATTAATGAAAGTAGTTGCAATCAATACTAACGAACCGCTTAGAGATAGTTTAGGTAACGATATAAACAATACTAATATTTTCTGGGACGATGCAAATAACCCAGATGGCTATGAGCAGTTTATTACTATTCTTAATGCGGCAATGAATTCATCAAACAGATTTAGCACACCAACTAAGACAGGAACAGTTGGCGGCATAGTAACAGACATATACGAATTAAATACACCTCTTACTGCTCCAGTAGCATATGACTTTGATTTGTCGGTTGCCGGAACATCAAGAAGTTTCCAAATTGTTAACCCTACAATTAAAGAAGGAACACTTAACGAATTACACCCTGATAGATTAAATAACTTTAACATAGTTTACAGAAACGATGGAACTGGTATTAGCAGTATTAATTCTGGCTTCTTTGTTATGTTCAAGCAAGGCAGACTACAATCAACAGATTACAATTATACTGATCCTTTACAAAGTAGAACACAGGAAATTAGTTTAGCAGACATCAACGAAACAGATGTGTTTGTGCAGGAAATAGATGGCAACGGTTCGACAATTGCAAAATGGACACAGATTCCTAACACTGTTGGTCAAACACTTAACTACAACGATTTAGCATTTGGTGTTAGAACACTGTATTCAGTTGAAAACTTAAATAATGCAGGCATTAAATTACGATTCCCAGATGGCAACTTTGGCGATATTCCTTTTGGAACATTTAGAACATACTATAGAACAAGTGACCCAGAGTCATTTGCACTTGCTCCTGAAGATGCAAGAAATGTTAAAGTAGTTATTCCTTATGAAAATACAGAGGGCGTTACATATAACTTAACAGTAACATTTAGTTTACAAGAAACTGTGAACAACAGTTTAGCACCTGAGACATTAACTGCTATTAAGCAACGTGCTCCGCAAGTTTACTATACACAAAATCGTATGGTAAGTGCCCAAGACTATAATGTATTTCCTTTTAGTCAAACAACTAACATTGTTAAACTAAAAGCAATAAACAAAACGCATGCCGGACACAGTCGTTACATTGATATCAATGACCCAACAGGTACATATCAAAATTTAGAAACCTTTGCAAACGATGGTTCACTGTACATAGAAGATATAACAGGAACAGCAGGCATTACTATTAGTGATGACAATCCTGTAGCGGCAGTAGTAAACTTTACTATTCCTTTAATACTAAAAGATAGAAATCTCAATAACTTTATATACGAACAGTTCCGTGATTCATCTGAACTGTATGATATAAATCGTTATTCATTGGCATCAAAGAATGCTATATGGAAATCATTACCAGTTGTACTAGGAACAAGTGCTACAGGTTATTTTCATGAAACTGTTTCTACTGGTGACAGCACAGTTGATGTACTAGATAGATCATATTCAGATAACGGCACAAAAATATTTGCAATGTTCACAGAGAACAATTTTATTAAATTTGTAGACCCAGACGATGCGTCTAAGTATGCATGGGCAAGGATTACAGGAGTTGCTAACGATGGTAGATTGCACAGTGGTCTAACCACAGCAACAGGACCATTTAGTTTAAGTGCTCCAATACAAGACGGCTGGAAAGCAGTAGAGTATATTGCTACTATGCGTAAAATAATTCAACCAGCAGAAATTACAAGCATCTCATCTGAGATGACTAACAAGAGAACATTCGGACTAGGATTTGATTCAGATAAAGATACATGGTATGTTATTGATAACGCAGACCTAAATAAAACAGCAGACTGGGCATTAAACAATGCTGGTAATAAGAGCGGCACTGGTTCAGATGCTAGTTGGTTATTACTTTTTAACTACAGTGCTATTGACTCCAAGAGTTACAAGTATGCAGTGTCTATGAGAGGACAGCAATATGTTGTCCAAAGCAAAAACGATTTAAAATTTTATAACATTAATAATGTTAAAGTTGCAGACAGCAATAATCAATCCAGTAGAGATGTAATACAATTTACAACACTAAACTATAAGCCAGGTAGTGCAGAGTCATTTTTATGGACTCCTACAGCAGGCACAGTAGGCAGTGTTTGGGTAAGCGATGAAACAGGTGCCCAGTATACGCCTAGCAGTTATGATCCAGGCATTCCGTTAAGAACAAGATCAACTACATGGCATGACGTAGAAGTTAAGTATTTAACAAGTGGCGGAATATACAGAGATGGTAGTTTTGCTTCAAATGTATTTGTAAACAGTGCTACAGTATCATTGAATACACATTATGATGTTGCTGGCATAGGTAACTCGACAACTGCAAATGTTACTATTGCAAACAACAGCGGTAGAATTAATTCTTTACCTTCAAACATTACTATTCCTTTTAATAATACTACATTTGGATTTAATATTATAAATGGTTCAGGAGAAGTTGTATACAGAGATTATAATACTACTACAAACATGTTTGAAACATACAGAGCAACAACTAGTGGTACTACAAGTTTTGGAGTTAGTAATGGTGCTGATACAGGAACAGCAGGAAGAATTTTATTAGCAAATGCAAATGTTGCAGCACAAACAGGTAATCTAGTTATTACAAATATGTTTAGCAACAATTATACACATGCTTTTGATAGTACAGGACAAGCAACACAAGATAGAGTTCTTGTAAATTACAAAAAATCAAAAGAACAATTAGCAAGTAGTGTTGATTGGAATGTAGTTGCTCCTATTAAATATAACGATGGATACACTGACAATAGAAAAGTTGTAGTGTCCCCAATAGATACTGACGGCGACTTAGTTCCTAACAGACCACTACAGTTTAGAGAGTTTGTTAACAACGGTGATTTGGTATTCTTTGAATACTACACTGATTACGATGGATATAGTTATACTAGGCCGTTAGCAGGCAACATTGTAGATTATCGTAACGAACCTACTATAACAGCAGACTTTGCTGCAAATACATTAACAAACGGTGATGCACAAAAAATTGAAACACTAAGCACACTGGACGTATTAGTTGTTAAAAATATTAGTCAAATGCCAGAAAGTGTAACAGGTAGTTTAGGCGACGATGCAATTACCAATTCAAATGGTTTAGTTATATATGATAACACTGCTAACAAGATGTATCAGATGATATTTAACAGTAACGGTTCTGCAGTTTTACCTGTTGAAACAACTGACTACTATGTACGAAACGGTAGGTCAGCAGGACAGAACACAGCACTAATAGAAAATGATGAAATTATAATTAAATGGAAACACGTTGCACCTAAAGATGTGCGTATAGATCCTAGTATTAGTAATGTTGTAGAGATGTTAGTATTAACTAATAACTACTTCGATGAGATTAAAAAATATAAAAAGGTACCAGGGACAGAGTTTCCTTTATCACCTACACCTGCACAGTTGTCTACAGAGTTTGCAAAACTTAATGAATTCAAAAGTGCAAGTGATACACTTGTTTATAAAAGTGCAGAATTCAAATTATTATTTGGAGCAGACGCTGAAGCAACAGATCAGGCTAAATTTAGAATTGTTAAATTAGCAGGTTCTACTATGAGCGATAATGAAATTAAAAGTAAAGTAATTGCAGCATTCAACACATTCTTCGCAATTGAAAATTGGGAGTTTGGTGAAACGTTTTACTTTACAGAGTTGAGTAGTTATGTCCATCAACGATTGGGCAGTAACATAGGCAGTATAGTTATTATTCCTAAAAACAGTACAGGGTCATTTGGAGACTTATTCCAGATTAAAGCAGACCCACATGAAATGTTCTTGAACACTGCTAAGGTTAGTGACATTGAAATCGTTGAGAAGATAAACTCTCAAACACTTAGAGCTGATAGGTAAAGGAAAATATGTCAGATAAAAAGATTGTAAACCAGTTACCGGTAGTACTGCAAACTAAAGCCATCAAAAATTTCTTTGAGGCCACAGTTGAGCAATTATACAGCGAAGCAAATACTGTTCCGTTAGCCGGCTTCATTGGTCAAAAGACAGGCAGTGATATTGGATTGTCTGGAGCATTTATTAAAGAAGATAATGCTGATAGACGTCAGTACAACTTAACACCGGCTGTTAATAATATTAATCCAGTAACTGGCGACAGTGAAAACTTAATATTCTATGATGAGTTCATAGACACATTAAATGTTTACGGTGTAAACACTAGCAATCATAATAAGTTATTTGGCAGCCAATACAGAGCATTTGTTCCTCCTATTGACATAGACAAATTTGTAAACTATCAAGAATACTATTGGCAAGTAGACGGACTGAACACAGTAACAATTAGCGGAACACCGGATGCTTTTATTAATTTACACAAAGATGTATTAGGTAAAAAGCAATTCACTTACGGTACTACAGAACTGCGTAACGGAATGACAGTTCTTTTTGCTGATAACGGATTTACTATACCTGCAGGAGCTGCAGAAATGCCTCAGAGAGCAGGCGTTGAATACGTTGTAAGTGGTGTAGGTGACGGTATTGTATTAGCAAGAAAAGGTTTAACATCAAGTACAGAATATGGCGGAGCCTTATTAGATAGCAAAGATTATATTATTCAAGAACGTGGTGCTGTAAATAAAAATGCGTGGACCAGAGTTAACCATTGGTATCATAGAAGCAACTTTATAGATGCAGGCATGTCTCTACCAGACAGAAAGTATAGAGCCAATAGACCAATATTAGAATTTAGTAAGTATTTAGAATTGTATGATCACGGTACTACTAGTTACGGTATTGCTACAGTGCATGTTACTGGTATTACAAAAGTTGATATCGAAGGCGAAACATCAAAAACAATTGATACTAAAGCATTAGTAGACGGCGATGTTTTGTTATTCTCTAATGAAACAGCAAGTAATAAACAATACTTGTACACTGTTAGCGGTGTAACTACTGGTATTACTCTTACACCTACTTCTACTACTCCTATTGCAACTGAACAGACAGTTACAATTGCAGATGGTAATGTTTTTAAAGGTATCGACTATAAATTTAACGGAACAGATTATGCTCCAGTACAAAGAAAAATTAGTACAAACCAAGCACCGTTATTCCAGTTATACGACGATGCTGGAAATATTTTAAGCAATAACGGACTTTATAACAACAGCGATTTTGCTGGTAACCCAATCTTTGGATATAAAGTAGGTACCGGAGCAAAGGATGCTGAATTAAAATTTCCATTAACGTACACACCGTATAAGTCTGTTAGTGAAATAACATTTGAAAACTATATACATACTGATAGAACAACATACATGCCTTTTGGTACTAGTACTGCTAAGACAATATTAGGTAGTTACTATTATAAATTATTAAAAGATACTCCAGAGTATCATTCTACATGGAAACAAAGTCCAACTAGAAACGAACAAAAAATTATTACTACTCATTACATTACACAATTAGATGTAGACGATCAAACATTAGTATATAACATTGGTGCAATACCTGATGTGGCTACTGTTAGTCATTGCGGATACGATATTATAGTAAAAGTTAATGATGTTATTGCATCTAACTATGAGTATGCCGCACCAACTAATATAAAATTTAATACGTTTACTTTTAAAGCAGGCGATATAATTGAAATTGAAATCGGCAGTGAAGCAGGTATTTCGTTAATCTCAGATAGTAGATATGATATACCGCTAAGTTGGAAAGCAAATCCATTCAACCATGAGATTGAATTAATTGCTGAACCTGAGTACATGTCTCATTTCAAGAGATATATTGAGAGACAAGATGGCTTTACAGGCAGTGCGTTAGGGTCTAACAACTTTGCAAACACATCAAAAGATATTATACATGCAAAAGATATTGTACAAACAGATCAAGATTTAATTGTTGCAGCTTTTGCAATTGATGATCAGCCACATAACTTAGTTGATTCTTTGCGTTTCTCAGCAAGGGAATATGAAAAGTATAGAGCAAGATTAGTTAACGAAATTGATGCATACTACAATAGGTATGATATTGCTAATTTATCAAAAGAATATATACTAGAACAAGTACTAAGAAGTTTAATTTCCTTTAGTATAGGCAAGGATGTATTTGGAACAACTTTTGTATTACCTTTTGGTGACAACTACATTACACAAGAATTTGATGTAGCAGATCTTGCAGCAAAAGTTTATACACTAGATGATTATTTAGACTTAGAAGAAATAACAAACAGTATGTTGGTTTACCATGTAGATCCTGTAGCCAGCAGACAAGACTTACTCGTAGTTGATAAAGACTATGAAATTACAAGTGTTAACCCTATTACAATATCTATAATCAAAGAATTGAACTTAGGTGACACTGTTATTACTAAATTATATAACGAAGATAGAGATAGTGCAGAGTGTCCAGCAACACCAAGCACAATGGGTCTATTCCCATTATACTCTCCAGCAATAGTTACAGACGCTACATTTAAAACTCCACAAAGTTTATTACTTGGACACGACGGTAGCAAAACATCATTGAAAGGTGATGTCAGAGACGAAGTATTATTAGAGTTTGAAAAACGATTATACAATTCTACAGCACAGCGATTTAGAACAACCGATAGTCTTCCTAGACTTAACATAGGAGATGTTCGAGCTGGAGCATTTAGAACAACAAATCAATCACCAAATGAATATGCTGACTTATTGAGAAACAGTTTTACAAATTGGGCTCTTATAAACAAAGTTGATGCATCAACTAATGACTTCTATAGTTTAACAGATACTACATCATGGAACTACAGAGGTACTAATGATAAGCCAGGGCACTGGAAAGGTTGGTTCGAATATTACTACGATACTACAAGACCTCATACTCATCCATGGGAAATGCTAGGATTTACAAGCAAGCCTACATGGTGGGAAGATACATACGGCACTAATACCACAAAGTCTAATGAAGCACTATGGGAAGATTTAGAGCAAGGTATTATTAGATCAGGTACTAGAGAAAACTTTGTATCAGGGGCATACTTAACAGATAACCCATGGCGTAGAATAGGATTATCAAATGCACTGCCAATTGATTATACTAACACGTTACTAACACCTGGTGAGATTACCGAGACAGGTAGCACAACAAAAAATCAAACATGGACAAACCAACGCATTAGTAGTGCGTTTGTTACAGATGCATTTACTGACGTTGCAGGTTCAAGCAGTTTGCCAAATGGCATTAATATTACATATGGTTCTAGTGATGCAGTCAGAGTATTGTTTGATGCAAATAATCTTGGTAATGTTTCTAGTAAAGCACAAGGCGGAACATTTTGGGATTATGACGGAGCCATTGACAGTAATAACTTACGGTTTGCAACAGGTTTCCAAGAAGGCTTTGATGGGTTTGAAACCCCTTACATCTTTGTTGAAGATATTGTAGCCGCTAGAACATATCAGTTATACAACTATACTACTGAAAACATTACAGATTCCGGTGCTGTTATTGTTAACGAAAATGTTTCTTTAGCAGATAAAACTATAGCAATCACAGTAACAGGAACACCAATTAATAACCATGCTAATGTTAGTTCATGGCAAGGTGGTAACGAGTGGTACTACTCAAATACATATAGAAATGAAACTGTCGAAGATGCAGTTTATACTATTACTCCTGAGAGTGCTGGACTAGCAGAATGGAGCACCACAGATCACAGTCCAATTGTTGGCTTTGCATTTGATGGCTTACCAATTTACGGACCGTATGGTTATACACGATACGATGAGAACGGAACACTTTCTAATGTAGATGTAGCAAACACTACTATCACAAACATTAAGAGTGCATTTGAATTACGCACAGGCCAACGTACAACAGGACCACGTGGAAACTACAGTGGCGAATTTGTACAAGATTATACCTATAACGTTGCACTTGGCGGTTCAGATGGATATGTAGGACATACTGGTAAAGGTGGCATAGCAAAATACAATATGCGTTGGGGAGTTACACCAGAAAGCCCAACTACACCAATTTACTTTTATGTTGCAACACAGGACAACACAGGCGCTCCTATGTTCCCTTATGCGATAGGTGGAACAGAAGATAGTACTAATACTTATAGTGGACACTACTATGCAGCTCCTGTAGAGAAAGCATTAAATAATATAGGTAAAATAACGGACAAAGGAGCACTTGTTGCTTTATCAAGTGCGTTTGTTTTACATCCTGCTAGTGATATTGCTAAGATATCTGCACCATGGAGATTCGGTGATGGCGCTCCTGCAGAGAATGCATGGAAGTACAGTGTAGGATATCCGTTTGCAGCAACAGAAGCATTACTGTTATCAGCACCGGGTAGGTTCATAACAATGTTCTCCGACCCATTGCGTAACAGTTCACCAGTACTAAGCAAAAACAAAATTATCAATACAGTAGATAGAACACCGTTTGACTTTGCAGATGAAGAACATTTTTGTATACACGGTGCTGTAAACACAGCAGGCAATGTTATTACTAATGTTGGCTACTCACAATTTATACACAGTTGGTTAACATTCCAGAATTTAAATACAACCACTGATTATGCAGACAAACTTAAAAAAGTAAACATTAAACTTGCACACAGAGTTGCAGGCTTCACTGACAAAGATACATTAACTGTTAAAACAGATCAGCAAAGTTTAACATCAACAACTAACAGTTTGCTTATTCCTAGTGAAAACATTGATGTTATTGTACATGCTTCGCCATACAAGAATAGAAATTTTTATACAGGTATTAACATACAGAAAACTGCTAACGGTTATAAAGTAAAAGGCTTTGATAAAAATGCAGGATATTTTAATGTTCTAAGAAGAAACCTTAGCGGTAGAACAACGTCAGTACAAGTTGGCGGCGATGCTGTAGACTTTGTAAATTGGGAATCAGGAGTTACATATCCAAAAGGTACTATAGTTGAATATAATAATTCTTACTATAAAGCACCGACATTAGTTACAGGCACACAAACTTTTACTGCTGCTTTATGGAATAGGCTCTCTAGTTTACCACAAACAGGTGCAGTGAAGGGTGTAATTTACTTAGACGATGAACCATATATCGACAGAGTAGATTATGAGACAGAATATACAACATTCCAAGAAGTTGTAAATGTTCTAGTAGGCTTAGGTGCGTACCAAGAATCAATTGGATTTACATTTGGTGAATTTGATTCTGCTATTGCTGATGTTAGAAACTGGAACTATGTTGTTAAACAGTTCTTATTCTTTGTTGCAGGCGGATGGGAAACTAACAATACACTTGAACTAAGTCCGTTGGCAACCACTGTTAGATTTACTAGTAAAACAGGAATGATTGCTAAAATTAATAGAGTGGACAGAAACCAGTTTACACTTATTGATCAAGACGGCAGAGCAATACAACCTTCGGAGTGTGCAATAGTTCGTGCAGGTAACAGCATAGAAATCACACCACCAGAAGGTATACAAATTTACGGTGCATTATTACACACTAAAGAAATTGAACATGCACTAGTTTTTGATAACGTTACTGACTTCAATGACACATTATTTGATCCAGTACACAGTCAAGGACAAAACAGATTAAGAATTAAAGGTAAGAAAACAGCAAACTGGAGCGGACTATTCAGCTCAGAAGGCTTTATCATACAAGGCGATGAACTGCGTCCTAACTTAGATAACATGGCACAAAGTTTAGGCCGTTATCACGAACTAGGATTTATTCCAGTTGAGAAACAAATTTATGAACAAGCTCGTGGTTTGTTTGGTTATCAAGAAAGAGAATATCTAAACAACTTAGAGTTAGAAGATGATGATCAGTTTGAATTCTACAAAGGTATGCTACAAAGCAAAGGTACACTACCTAGTTTAAGCAAACTTGCTAAAAGTAAAAACATTATTAGCGGTGAGATGGAAGTCTACGATGAGTGGGCTATTAAAGTAGGTGACTTCGGTGATTTAGAAAACGATCAAAGCATTGAACTTAAATTAGAAAAGAGTGATGTTATACATGATCCTCAATTAATTACATTAGCCTTCCCTGAAGATACTACTGGAACAATTGACCGTGTAAATATAATCGATACATCACATACATATTATGATGCGCCTACTATCGAAATATCAGCTCCTATAAACTCGCCTAAGCAACAAGCAACAGCGACATCAGCATTAAAAGCAGATGGAACACTAGCGGCAATTAATATTGCAAATGCAGGTACAGGATACACAACAGAATCAGCAAGATTAAATGTGGTTGCTGGTGAGTTGTCAATTGCTAACGTAAGCACACAGTTTACAACAAGTTCGGCGGCAAGTACAGCACCTGTGTTAGACACAGCTATTGCAGGCTTATCGTTAACTAATTTAAACATCACAGCAGTTGCAGCAGGTGCAAGTAATGCAAATATTGCAGTGTCATTAGACATTAGTAGCATTACTACTTTAGCAAACATTGCAACAATTGTCAATGAAGATGCTACAATTAATTCTCATATTACTGCAAACACTGTTGATAGTAAAGTTCAAGTAGGCAGTAATATTGTTAGACAAAGTATTTTAACATTCGTAGGCACAGACTTTATTTTAACTGAGCAAGGTAGCACACTATCGGGTCTCAATTTAACAGCAGGAAGATACCAACCTACACAGCGATATGCAATTGCCGCAGTAGGAAACCATCCTACAAAAGGCACAGGTGCAACTACAGCAAGTGATATTACTGTTAAAGTAAACAACGAAGTAGTTGATCAATCTTACTGGGCATACGATGCAGGCTCTAGACAGACTAATTCGTTTGTTATATTAGGTTCCGGCGCAACTGGTAACACTGAAGGTAATGTTGTTATTAGAGGAAATGTTGAAGTTCCTATAAACACAATTGCTTCTGAAAATGTAGAAGCAATAGACGGAGTAGAATATCCTTTTGCATCAGTGTTTGTTGAAGGACACGAGTTAGTTAACTCTCCAGGAAATCAACGGTTTGATCTCACAGCAACTACATTAACATTGCGTAATGTTGAAACTTTACCAACAAATGGTATAACGCAGGGTGCAAATGTTTTCTTAATAGAAAAGCCTACTATTAACTTTGAACCAAGTTATTTCCAAGATGTTCCTGGTGCAACACTTAATATTAAAGTAGGAACTAACGATAACATTGCTATTATTACAAGTGTAAAACGTTTACACGAAATAACACCAGATCTTAAAAATGACGATGCAATACTAATTGACATAGATGATACTTCACGTTTCCTCAAAAAGCCAATTGGTGCAAGACAACAAAACTTATGGCCTACAACATCTGATGTAGATGCTACAGGCATAACTGATGCAAAATATGTAAGCATACCAAACGCTGGTTATGTAAACAGTACAACAGTTGACTTTAGTAGTTTTGATGTTCCTAGCATTGGGCAAATGTTTAGACCGGACATAGTTATACATCCTGATCAGGATGATTTAGTACACGTTGCAATATCAGAAAATCAAGATTGGAACGTATATCAGTTTAAAGAATTTGCAAGTACAATTAAGTTTGTAGAAATGGAATCAGATGATGCGACAGCACATTTATATACAACTGAATCATTATTTGATACAACAACAGACCAGAATCAAATTGCTAGTGGTATAGACTCAACTAGATATTTAGATTATCATATTGCTATCAAAGATGCAGTAATAGATAATAAGTTTGTTGTTTGGGTTAATGAACAAACAGTAAATCAAAAGCAAGTAAGATTAAGCAACATCACGCCAGTAACAATGATGGAAGAGCCTGTAACAAGTATAGGCCCTAGAACAGTAAATCCAATAACAAACATTACACCTGGTATAAGTGGTTTTGCTGTAGCAGAAGCAAGTGCTGCAGACGGCACCGGCACTGTTACTATTACTACTAGTGTGGAAATGCTCGATGCAGCTTTAGCAGG